TCAATTATCATAAATTACAAATTACACATTACAAATTACAAATTACAAATTAAAATAAAGAAAAAAACGTATTTACAATTTTTTGCGTTTCTTCTACACGACTATTATTTGATACTATACCTAGACACAAGCATGGTATATTAAAATAATTTGAAAGCATCATTGTTAAATAAATACTTTCCGAACCTATAAAAAATTTATTATGGTTATGAGGTTGGTGTAGTATATTATCTATTACTTTTTGTACATGTATGTTTTTTGTATCATTTATAGTAATTGTATCTTGTATTAAGTATTTTGTTTTTTTTTCTACATTAGCCGATTTAATATAATCAACAAATATGTGATTATTTTTATAGTTTTTGTAATCATTGTCTATTAATGCAGAAGATAGTTGAATAATACTTTCAGATTTTAAATAATTGCTGTATACCATATTTAAATCAACGATATAAGAAGGCGATAATTCTTGAATAATATTTTTCAACTTATTAAATAGAAAGTTTTTATTTTTATATTTACTGAAACAAGATTTTGTGAGAAAATAATAATTATCATCATATACATAGATAACCCCATTTAAAAATTTTATTTTTTTAGAATATTCTTTTAACATTCCAAATAAGAATCGAAATTGACTTTCAATATTTAGATTATCAATAATTATAAAAGCATTTTTTATATTTAATGAAATATTAACTCCATCAAATTTACGATTAAATGGTTTATTATTTTTTATAAGATCGGTAATCCATGTGTTATCTGATAATTTTGCAGGTTTATGTGTAAATATACTATTTATCCAATAATAGTCTTTGCCATTTATACACGTAGGCGACATTGTTACTAATGAATCGATACCTAATATGTCGACTGAATATTTTACATTGTTTATAACTAATTGTACATATGTATGTATAGGCTTTCCTGTATCATTTTCAAAATAAAAATGATAACCATTTGGTGTTTTTTCGTATACGGTATCTTTGGGTACTTTATCGATTAAAAAATCGGCACTTTCTATATTATCTTTCGTATCTATATCCAAAATCACATATTTATCAGGTATAAATCCTATAGCATTTTTATTTTTAAAACTATTATTTGTGTTATTTTTACTTTTTAGTTTTAATTGATTCATAATATGTTTTTTTTTATTTTCTTCTATATAAAGTAAATTGTAGTTTTTCACATTTATCCCCATATTTTTTAGTGTATTAAAGTCTTGTTTTAAACGGTAAAGGTATGTTATTTTTTTTAGCCCAATATAGATTCCGTATAAAATAAGAATACATAGTATTACAATACATAGGACATAAAATATTTTAAAAAATATACTTGTCAAACTATTTATTGTATTTATTTTTATTTTTTTAACCATATAAATAAGCGAAAAATATTATATATATAAAGACATATAATATTTTAATGAGTTTCATCCTTCACCTTTCAGTATAATTAAATTAAAAGTTTTCAATTTTCAAACTTTGAAAGTTTAGAAAGACCGTGATCGCTATTCTTATCCATAACAACATTTTCCGCCTCGAACATATTCTTTTTAATGTCTTCAATTGTAGAGTCTTCGTCCAGTCCGTCAAAATTGGCAACATTTGAAATGCCAACAAGTTCTCCTTTCTCATTAAGCATCTGCGTAAGCTTATTGCCACTTTCTTCCGCTTTTTTCATATTTTCTTCGATTGCTTTCTGTTTAGCTTCACGAACACGTTTCTCGAAATCTTGTTTTGCAGTATCTTCATTCTTCTTTTTATCAGACATAAGCTGATTGAGCGTCTCTTCCATATACTCTACGCGACCAGTCTTATATGCCTCAGGATGAAATGGAACCCACATACCAACTTGTCCAACATATATATCATGATTTGGGTCAACTTCACGCAAAAGTTTACAACGAAGTTCGGCTTCTCCTTGAGTGGCAAAAACACCACGTACTTTAATGCCGCGAACCGATGTTTGAAACTGATGTTTTTCCCCAAATTTTTCATCTAGTGCTTCTTCGTTATTATCAATAAATGTTTTGTAGTCATCGCTAATAGTAGAGGCCAAACTGAGAGAAGCACCTTCTTCTTTCGTAAAATCTTGCAAGTCGGCAGTCAACTTATCAAAAGGTACGGAATACTTAAAAGAAATAAAATTTAGAAATTGTGTAAATTTTTCCATTGATTTCTTGAAATCCCACTGCTTAATGAATTCCTCAAACAAAAATTGATCCTTTTGTTTTAAAATATGTTCCGGAGAAACAAATGAAAGACATACAAATTTTTGTCCTGCAATGGGTTTATCTTCTTCCAGTAAGTCGACATATTTAGGATTTTCTGTTCCATCGTCAAGATATTTAGGCGTAACACCCTCGGGTAATTTATTTTGAAATGACATTATATTATATAATTAACTAATCATTTTAAGTTATTTTAATCGATTAATATTTTAAAACTGTATGTTAATTAATTTATTTAGTAAAACTTTATGAAATAAATAAAATATATTTAGCAATATTTAGCAATTATAAACAAGTAATTAACAATTAAACAATATATTCAATATATTAAATATTTTTTTCTATATTATATTTATAATGTACGGAACACTTGATTTTAGTGAGCTTTTTAAGCGTTTTATTAAGTATATCATCGAGGGTCTTTGCGTAGCTATAGTTGCATATTCTATACCTAAACGCTCTCTTAACTTTGATGAGATTGCATTGATCTCTCTGGTTGCGGCTGCTACTTTTGCCATTTTGGATGTTTACGTTCCTAGCTTGGCAGTATCCGCCAGATCTGGTGCTGGTTTCGGTATCGGCGCCAACCTTGTCGGATTCCCCACTCCCCTTAGGGTTTAAATAATTAATCCACAAGAATTCTCAAGTAAATAATTAAGATTAACTTATATAATATTATATAGCATGATGTCATATAATACTATATAATATACAACATATATTTATTGCGTTGGAATAAAAACCCAATTCAATTCTTCGCAAATTTTCTTCCAAATATCGTCTTGTTCTATTCTCTTTTCTTTATCTTTTAACATAGGAAAGTAGGATAAAAATTCATTTTTTTGAAGTAATTCACACAGTTTATAAACTGTATAATAATAATTCAAAAAATTTACACGATCATCAGGGCAAAACTTTGCATAAGGACGCTGAATTTCCATAAATAGGTTACACAGGGTTTCTTCTAATTCAGGTGTCATTATTGGAGGTTTGATACCAAGTTTATCTTTTATAAATGGGATATGTTCATAATATTTGTTGTACCCTAGTTTTTTCAAAATTTCTTTTGCTTTTGTATTTGTAAATTTTGAAAGTGTGATTCTTTCCTTGTTAAGTTGTTGTTTAATATTTTCAAGAACTTCTTCCGGAATTTGTGTAGTCTCTTTTGCTTGAAACTGTGCAAGAATTTCCTTAAAATGATTAATTCTTTTATATGCATAAAAACATGCTTCTTTTGGCGGTTCCTTATATGATGGTTTTTCATTTTCAATTAAATATGTCACTTGTTTTGCACATGCATTACATACCATTATACCTTCGTGTTCTACAGCAATCATTTCTCCTTTATTGCATGACTGACATACGTCTGTTATATACGTGTAGTCATTAACATTTATAAACGTTTGATCCAAATTTGTAAAGAATTTTTGAACATTGTTATCATTTACTTTAGTTAACTCATTTTCGTTTGGTATATTCTCTAGTTTAAAAAAAGAATTTAAAATCTTAGTTTTATTTGTACCATTTGTAATTTCTTTCTTATTTTCAAAATAGTCGAAAATACATCTACTGTTGTTTAAATAGTAATCTTTTATCTTTTTTTTATTTTTAGAAATTTCTAATTTTATGTCATATAAACGATCATTTAACTCTATTTTTTCATTTATATCTATATTGTTTAACTGATTGTTATCATTTAATTTTTGCATTATTTCATTCTTTTCCCTAACCAATAAAGGCAATGTTTCATTTTGTATTAAACTGAATTCTGTTTGAAGTTCTCGATGAACACCATCAAGTGTTAATATCCGTTTTTTATCAACAAAAATCTTCTTATTTGTTTTGTGTTTAAATGACGGCATATATAATATTATATTATATTGTTATACATATAACTTTTTTAATATATTAATTATTAATATTATTAATATTACTATTCTATCTATTGTATCTATTGTATCTATTGTACCTATTGTCCTATTTTAATTAAATAAATATTTACATGTTAGGTATAATAATTAAGACATATTAATTTAGATATTTATATTTTGGATATTTAGAGTTATTATTTGATTAATGTTTTCTCTGTAAAAATAAAAATAAAACTAATAACAAGATACATCAAAAATGATTTTACCAAACAATTTAGATAATTCAATAAAAATAAATTATACCCATGATCACAATAATAACCACAATAATGATGAAGTATTAGGTACAAAAACTACTTTGAATTTAGAAGTAGTAGATACGACAACAATCAAAAAAGAAACGTACTATAAAATGAAATTTATTTTGAATTCTTTAGATAAAAATTGGGCTATTAAAAAAAGAAATAATGTTTTTTACTTGAAAAATTTAGACAATTCTACAAAAGAAATAATAACAGAAGATTATTTAAATAAACGCGTTATTCAAAAAATATATGGCTTTGATAGTGCAAGTGTTTCAATGTCATCAATATCATCAAAAGATATTCTTAATAAAGACAAAAGTAATATAGAAAGTTATGACATAAATAAAAAACAAGAAATAAAAAACAGAAAAAAAGAAGATATTATACCACTCAAGCAAGGTATTTTAGCATTAAAAGAACGCATAGATAATGGAAAAATGGACGCAAACAAAGAATTAAAAAATGAAATTTATGTAATGATTTTTTTAATGAATACTTTAGATAATGGATGGAGTGTACGAAAAAAAAATAATAATTTCGTTTTTAGGAAAAAACACAATGACAAAAAGGAAATATATTCGGATAACTATTTAGTTAATTTTTTAAAGTCAAATATACAGAATATTATATAATAGTACATCAGTGTACCGCGGTAACATGTTCGGAATAGAGGAAAATGATATTGAAAATGTTTTAGCAATATTTGATTATATGTTGTTAGTTTTTAACTATATTTAGATAATGTTGTCTATAATAAATGTAGGCATTATTTAGGCATTATTTAGGCATTATTTGATATTTAATATTTAATTTATAAAAACAATTTAAGTTTTTTTATAAATTTTTTTTCTTTAGCAATATTATAATAATCAAAAATGGCAGGAGGTCTTATGCAACTTGTAGCTTACGGCGCCCAGGATGTTTATCTTACGGGCAACCCTCAGATTACCTTTTGGAAGGTGTCTTACAAACGTCACACCAACTTTGCTATGGAGTCTATTGAGCAAACTTTTAACGGTCAGGCCGATTTCGGTCGTCGTGTAACTTGCACCATTTCTCGTAACGGTGATTTGGCTTACCGCACTTATCTTCAGGTTACTCTTCCCGAGATTAACCAGTCTATGAAAGGTACTAGCCAGCACGGCGTTTATGCCCGTTGGCTTGATTTCCCCGGTGAGCAGTTGATTTCCCAGGTTGAGGTTGAGATCGGTGGTCAGCGCATTGATCGCCAGTACGGTGACTGGATGCACATCTGGAACAACTTGACTCTCCCTGTTGACCAGCAACCCGGTTACTATGCTATGGTCGGCAACACTACCGAGCTTACCTTTATCACCGATCCTTCTTTCAATGCGATCGATGGTCCTTGCCAAGCTAATGCTCCTCGTCAGGTTTGCGCTCCTCGTAACGCTCTCCCCGAAACTACTCTTTATGTTCCCTTCCAGTTCTGGTATTGCCGTAACCCCGGTCTTGCCCTTCCTCTTATCGCCCTTCAGTATCACGAAGTCAAGATCAACCTCGATATTCGTCCTATCGATGAGTGTTTGTGGGCTGTTGGTTCTCTTCACTGC